GATGTCTATACTTATTTCACCACCTATGCAGAAATCTAACTCAGGGTATTTATAAGATAGCTTATCAACGATAGATTCTCTCTCACCACTCCTTGTATCCCAACTGTGGTATTCTTTTCTTAAAGGTTTTGATGCAGACCTACCTACAGATGATATGTTTACCATACCCGCTCTCTCTTCTATGTTGTTGTCGGCACGGCCATACCATTGGCTTTCAGATAAAATTTCTAAGATATCTAGATGTAAATGTGCAGGCATCTTCCAAGTGGAAGACTTAATTAGTCTATTCCTGACATATAATTCATTGCCACAAGATTGATAGGAGCCATCAATCAACCTATATATAGAAATTCCAACCTGCTCTATTGTTTTTTCTTTATCTGATCCTGTGACGAAGAATACATTATTGTCTTTGCATTGATGTTGTGAAACCCACTGACCAAAGAATCTACTGAACTCTTTGTCCATCTTAGCTCTAGATGGAGTTAGTGTGCCGTCTACATCAAATAAAAAGTTTGTAATAACCATTACATCTACCTGACAATATTTCCATACTTATCCTTACCTTTAAGGTTTTCTATTTCTTTCCACACTTGAGTCCATCCTTCGTCCGAGTCTGACTCTACTCTAGCGGCCTTATCATCAATATACATAACTCCAGCAGGCTTACCCATATATGCGTGATGATACTTTACTCCATTTTCCTCAAGCCAGTCTGTCCATTCTCTATAACCAGCTTCATACATCTCATGTAGATTTCCCTTACGCCTCTCTCCATATCTAGCAGTATATAGAATGATAGTGTAACCCATATCATAGAGTTTATTAACCTGTTCGATTCCATGTTTCAGAGGTGGAGCCTGTGAATAATCACCTCCATGATCTTTACCTGCAATAACTCCATCACAATCAACAATAAGTTTTTTCAGAGAGTCTTTCATTCGTTCCTTCCATACATGTCTTCAATTCTGATGATATCATCTTCACTGCATATACCAGTTTGAACCTCAACAAAAACTAGATCGGAATCTCCAGTGTTGCTTATTCTGTGAACTTGGTATCTGTTAATGTTCAGGGAGCATCCTTCAACGACCTCTATGACATCATTGCCTATCTGTACTTCTCCCTCTCCTTTGATAACCTTCCACCATTCATCTCTATATCTATGTAGCTGTAGGCTTAACACACCTTCTGGGTTTACAGTTATCTTTTTGATCTTAACATTCTTTTCATCTAATACAACCCTGAAATTACCCCACGGACGAGTTTCATAGGATTTATCCCCAGAAAAGCCTACCCAAATTACTTCGTCTTCCTTATCAACCTCTTCAAAAACAGGTGTGTCTTTGTGGCAGTAAGGACATTTCTTTATAACCGTAGGTTGTCTACTGTTGTAGATTTTGTTACAACAAATTAATTTATACTGTACCATGTTCCTCTCTCTTCTCTGTTAAACTGTAAAATATGGGAAACCGGCGGCAAGCCACCGGCTCCCATAGGATGGGTCGGAAAGTCTCACAACAAGTAATAAAAAGTTGAACCCATCCAGTAGACTTGGTAGGACTCGAACCTACGGCCAAAGGATTATGAGTCCTCTGCTCTAACCAACTGAGCTACAAGTCCATAGCGACCTTGACGGGATTTGAACCCGTAACCACCGGATCGACAGTCCGGTACTCTAACCTGTTGAGCTACAAGGCCATAAACTGGTTTCAATATAAATAGGCGTGCTATCTCCTACATAAGCTCCAAACGTGTTGTATTCTAGCCATTCAACTGAGTCTTCATATGACATCCCAGCTTCTTTCATACATGCGTCAATCATTTTCGATACAGAGTATACCACCCTTCCTGAATCGAAGCCAACGCAAACGCCAATAATAGCATTGTCATAACCATCGGCAAACAAAAGATCATCACCGTAAATGTTACTAAGTTCTTCACGAATACCCACTTACTCTTCATCTCCTTGTTTATTCTTTTTCTTCTTTTTCTTGTCAATATCTGTATTAGCAGCAAAACCCATAACACCCTTTTGATTCTTGTTCTTTGGTTTCTTCGGCCTGTACTCCATAGAGACTACTACTGGTTGTCCTACTTCTAATCCTATGTCAATTCTTTGTATTGATTTGTTCTTAATATTTAATAGAAGGCAAAAATCATTTATGACTTCCTCGCTCATTATGAAATCTCTCATGTGAAAACCCTTTCTTCCAAGTTTTTTTATCTTTGTCCCACCATTTCCTATACTTTTCTGTAATCTCCTTGATCCTGCTATTAATTAACTTTGTATGTTCTCTAAAGGCTTGTATCTCTGCCTCGTCTGACTTTGGTTTTTGATACGTCTTTTTCTTAGCCATCGTAATCCTTGACTGATCTATAATAATCTAAACCACCTTTACTTGGCGAAATCCTACCCACCTCGTAAGACGGGTATTTGGACTTTGCCTTAGCTTCAGCTTCTTTAACATCAAGAGCTTCAACGATCTTCACTTTGCTCCTGCCTCTCTTGTCTGTTAAATTAACTACATACTTCATCGTTCTTCTAATCTACCTTTCTGATATTCTATGAATAGTTTTGGGGTTATGAAATTGTATGTTTTCTTCTTTGGTCTATACACATCAGCCCTAAAAGGTGCTGTAATTGTTTCTCCAATTCCAAAAACAGTTGTTGTCACTCCTTCGCAGACTTTCTTGCCTGTATCTACTACGAAACTACCAGCAGACTTTACTACTTCTAGTGGGGGTGCAATTCTTACCGTAAAATCAGCATTAGCGGTTGAATTAAAACCCATAATAACTACTAGACTTAAAAATAACTTCTTCATATAAACCTCCTTGTTTACAAGAATAACCAGAGAACAGTCAAGAGGATACACAATCCTCCCAATATTATACTAGCCGTGATAATCTTATTTTTCCTTTCTTGTGACCTATTTTCTTTCATCCTTTTTACGACTTCTTCGTAGGTAGGCCACTTGCCATCTTTTCTAGGATTAAAACCTAACTTATCCCATTCTTGCTGATCCATATTGCCTCCACGATTGACTTGATTGTATTAGCTGATACATGTCTAATCTATTGACTACACGCTAACATTGTTAAGTCTTTCCAGTTCTTTTATTGTTACGTCAAAAGCGTCTACAAGTTCTTGATGTAAGTCCATCATCTCTGTTAGGCTGTACACGTTATTGGCTATGGCACACTCAGTTGTAGTATCTACTAAGTTAACTTTAACAAACTGTCCTTCCCAAACTGTTTTTATATCACTCATATTCAATCTCCACTACTAGCATTAGATTGTTAAATGCCTCAATCTCAACTACTTCATACTCTTTGCCTTTGTGTTCATAAAGATCACCGACATCGTAGCCTTTCTCAAAGTCTACATAATAACTTTTGAGTTCACTCATGTTACAACCTTTCATATGTGTCTACCCAACCGACAGCTTCACCAATGATACCAAAGTCCTCAAGATTCTTAATCCTAGACCTTAGTGACTGCATCAAAAGATCATCTGGAACTTCATCAGCATCACAATCAGCACTTACTTCAAAACATATATCATAAACGTGTGTTTGTTTGCTCATGTTAAACTTTCTCTATTAAAAATGGAAACGCTTGTTCTAATTCTTCCGCACTATAACCTGCTGCCTCTGCTAGACCTCCTAAATCTGTATTTGGGTTATCTATATCAGCAGTAGCACAACAGTCCAACCATGCGTTAGTAATAGCACTGACTTGTTCATCTGTTAGACTACTCATATTGAACCTCCTTTACCTCAATACCAAGTTCATCATAAGTTTTGTTAGTAGCTGCTATGCAGTCATCTAAACTCCAAGCCTCGGCAACAATACCTTCGTCATCTAGTTTAACTTGAACAGTAGCACCAGACTCAGGGCTTATCATATGTGGTTCTAAATGTAGGTATATAGTCTTAATCATCTGTATCTTGCTCCACATCATGTACTGTGTATTCCCACTCATCTGGTAGACCATCTACCTGAATAACATTGCCTTGCCATATAGCAATATGGATTTCATGTACTCTATCTACTACTATCTCATGCTTATCTACACAGATAGTTCTATTCCTATATTCACTCATCTTCTAGGTACTCCACATAATCTCCCCACTCCAAACCAAACATATCGGTTAGTATATCAATCTGTTCCTGTGATAGCATTTTCAATCTCCTAAATAAAAACTGGCTTACCGACTTGACGCAGCTAAGACATGCACGCCTCCAAGCTACTCGGTTACGGTTTTGGATCACACCGGAATTGTGACCTCGCCAGTTCTTCGATTATACCATACTTATCGTCATCTGTCAAGAGGAAACTTTAAGTTTTTTCAATATTCTTTTCATATTGCATGGCGTTGCCAAGAACAACGGCTAATCGCTCAATAACCATACCCTTAGTACCTGTTAGCTCTTGATACGTTAATGGATCAAGCCCTTCAACTTCCTCATTATGGTCAAAAGCTACATTAGGCATTATATGATACAAACCTTTATCATCATCCCAACGAATCTTGATGTAAGCAGGTTTATTGCTACCACAGTGTTGTCCGGCGTATTTTGTATCTGGAGCGTAAAAGCTCTCACTCTCACCAGTGTTTTTGAGATGTCTGGAATCCTTAAATTCTACCTTGAGGAAGTAGACCTTCTCCACTGACCTTTCCCAAGACTCTTCATAGGTACGCCACTTCTTAGCAAATATGTTACCATCCTTCCATAGCTCAATGCTATACCCAGCTTCTTCAATAACTGGTTTAATTTCGTCACGAAGTTCTATAAGTGCCTCACGTTGGCGTTGTAGCTTTTCTTTTGCTAACATCTCTTTATGGTTTGACTCAGCTTCCAATACTGCCATATTATCATTAATCATTTCTTTTAAGTTCATCTTAACCCTCTTCCCCAAAAAACATCTCAAAACAATTTCCACAAGTATTACTAATCATAAGCTCCCTCTGATCTGCTGACAGATAGGGAAAGGCCTGTTGTATAAATACTCCATTATGCCAAGCTATATAGTCACACTCATGTACCAGTATATTTTCAGCATAACCACAGTGGTTGCATATACATTCTAGTTCAAAGTCTAAATTGTCCATAGTTTTACCACCAGCTATAATAGACTACTTTATATCCTTGTTTAAGTGCGGCACGAGCCTGCACAATGAACTCACGATCTGCTTCTGCATAATGATCGTCAGAATTATTACCAAAGAAGAAACCGGAAGTCTCAGGCAACTCTTTGGAATCAAGACTCTCCTCAAGTTTATCTAAATCTTCCTCATCTAGTTCTAAATCCACACAGTTAAACTCATCACCACCTTCTGCACCTTTTTCAATCCAGAGGTCTTCCATCCATCCTTGTAAGTTTGGATGTTTACGCCAGTAGGCTAATTCAATACTATCCTTGTAGTAAGTGAAACCTTCTTCGTCGATAGTTCCTTCGCCCCTGCGGGCTGTTGCGTATTGATCTAATCCCATCTTTATTCTCCCAATTAAATCCAAGAAGGCACAGGTCTGTTTTTCCAATTATGCAGATGTGCTTTTCCATGTTTGTAGTATTCACGATAACCTAACACTGGGTCATCCATTTTATATTCATCTGGCATACATTGTGGCATCTCTGTAAGTTTACCACTTGGTATGTCAGGAATATTTGAACAACACCAACGAATAACAGATGTACTTGCGTGCTGCTTGCCATATCTGTGAGTATATTCACTGAGCAGGGCTTTGGCGTGAGCCGTGAGCCACAAGTAATTGTCTGCACTGGTTCTAGCCCAGACAGCCGATGGATGATTTACATGCGTTTGTTTGTAGAACTTCTCTGGAAACTCCACACCACTAGGACACACATGATGTGCGGTACAAAGTAACTGTGCAGATTCCAATATCATCTTGACTACATGCTTGTCACACATATACTGTGCGCTAATGACAGCAGACTTATCTAAATAAAATATATTCAATCCTTATTTCCTCTATTAAGATCATTGAAAATTTGCTCACCAAGCTCGGTCAGTGAGAATACAAACTCACCGTTCTCGTCGATACTCTGCTCAACGATACCACGCTTGACGTACTCACGAAGCATAAGACTAACTTCGTCTGCGGGGACATCCTCCCCAAACTCTTTCTCGAACCAACTCATTAGAAACCTCCCTCTCTAAAAGACTCCCTAAGTATACCACAAAACTCCCTCCCTGTCAAGTATTATCGGCGCTTTTTGTCCGAATACTTTAGGAAATCCAATGATTTTATCGGAAGATTGTACATATTCACATGAGTCTTGAAGTTATTACTAGAATCCACCCTGCCAGCCTCCCACA